CTTGAGCACGAAGCACGTGTTTCAATAATTCTGGAGGCAACTTGGACACGTCCAATGCCTGATCCGCGTTAATCGGATTGTTCGGATCGTTAACCCATGAAGCGTTCGAGTCCTTGGCCTCTTGCTGCACCACGTTCGGATTGATTTGAATTTCACCGGGGTCTATTCCAAGCAATTTGGCTAAAGACCGATACTGGTCCAAGGTGGTGTTTCTTGTCGCTGTTCCAGTCTGCCTCTGGTCATTGCTTGTCCCAGAGAAAGGCGAACCGGTTCCATCAACGTCCCAAACAGATTTACCGTTCCCGATAATATCCTTGTTCTGGTCGTAAATCCCGGTCATAATCTGGCGCGCGCGCTTAGCATTATCCGCCTCGGTGCTCTTTTGCTTTTCGATTGTCGCGTTGAGATCGTCATTGTACGCCTTGATTGAATCTGCCGTTGAGTTCAGCTTCGCAGTTGACTTGGTCAATGCCTCATTGGCCTGAGCGTCGCCACCGAAAAGCAAGCGGTCCAAAGCTAATTCTCCTCCAGTGTACCGATTAGGATTAGTCGAAAAACTCTTGATGAGGTTGTTTTTCCCCTTATCGTCGGCGACACTCGTATTGAACATGTCCTTGGTTTGGGTAAACTTGTCGCTCGGAGTCCAAGAGGCGCGCCCAGGGTCTTTGAAGTCAACATTTAGCAGGCCGGACAGGTACCCGTAAGCATCTTCGTACTGGGGAGTACCCTTGTTCCACGTTAGATTACCAATTGCGCTCTTAATGTGTCCTTCGTCGACATCCTGAGGGTGCCAGAAGCTTCCCGAATAGCTTTGCAATGGCTGATTCGCGTTGCTGTTGCTGGCCACCTCATTACGTGACACGTCGTCGGCGCGCGCATTGATTTTACTGGCGAAATTCTGGCCAGGGTTCTGGTCAAAATAGCGCTGTGAGTTAATGAAGTTCATGCCGCTTCTGGTCGGTCCGTTATCCTTCTGAACCGGCGCGGCAGCTTGAGTAACACCGCCTCCCGAGCTAAATCCTGCGGCTCCGCCAGAATTGTTGAGCTGTAACAACTGAGAAGGTGAATTGTTCTGCTGATTCGCGTCGTTATTTTGATTAACGCCGAACAGCCGATTGAAATAGGCCATCCTAGCCCCCCACGACAAGCACGATGCAGTTAGCCTGGGTGGTGCCGGCCGCATCGAACTTCAAGGTGATTGATAACTCATTTTTCTGCGTGTAGGAATACGAATACCCCACGATCATGTTGTCTTGTGCGAAAATCGGGATAATCCCCTTGGGTTTCCCCTTAATCTTGTTCTGGAAGCTGGAAGCCACGTTATGAGTGAATGGGAACTCGATAACCTGCACCAAAGCATTCTCCAATAGGCTAAATTGACCGCGCAAGGCCAACAAAGTCTCGTCCAAGAAGATATTGAACGTGTCCAGGAAGCGAGTGAACCATTCTGGTGAGTCCGCAAAGTCTTCCTTGCTAAGCTTGTTTATCGATGAAAATTTCATTGGACCAACCTATCTGAATCGATGACTCGACTCTTAATTGATATTGCCTTAATCGCCATCCTGGATCCGGCCACGTTATGCCTTATCTTGACGCTAAGTTGTCCACCCATTTGCTTTTTCTTCGGCACGGCGGTCCTCAAACGCTTGAACTTCGTCGCCCCAGTGTTGGTGAATGTCGAACTCACGTCATTGGTGATGATGTCCATGCCTTCAAGTGCTGCGGAATAGGTGTAATAATTAAAGTATTTTTTGCTGTCCCGCTCATTGGCGAATTCCATGCGCATCTTGTACATTTCATCGAACTGACCAACGACCATGATGTCTGTGTATTGCTTCATCAGAGCAGCATTGCCGTTGGTCAATGGTGAGTATTCGATGTGCTTCGGAATCGAGCGGTAATAGGTCTTCGCTCCGGTCGTCAGTGCGGTTACAGTATTGAGGATGGCCTTATTAGAAGCGGTCACCCGGTCAACAACGTATTTATTGTCCCCCTGGACAATCAACCAACCGGCGTCAAGGTTATCTTCGTAACCATAACCAAACTGAGTGTAATACCCGTCATAATTAACAGTCGGGGTAAGCGAGAATGTGACTTCCTTGGTCGTCGTGTTGATGGCCGATATGGTTACGGTTCCGCTTTCGTCGTAAAAATCGTAAGCGTAGACACGCTGTTTGAGAACGTGTCCAAAATTGTTATTAAGTCCGTAATAAAGGAGGTCGTTATAGATCGCGAAGCAATTGGAATTAATAAGCCAACGCGACCATTGGTAAGTTGCAATGTTGTAGACGTAGCAAGAGTATGGATAGGCGTATTCGGCTGGATTAGTGACGGCCTCTTGTTTAAACTCTGGGTCGAATGTGCACAGCACGTACAGGCGCATCTGCTCATGGCCAATACCTATACTGAACCCATCTCCGCCGATAGTTGGATAAGTGAGATTGAACTCCTCCGGACGGCTCAATATTTGCACGCCGGTATCACTGATGGCACCAACGCCCTGGTTGGTTAGACAGTGAACTTGGTTGTTCAGCACCGCGGCGGAGTCATAACGATCGCCAACAGTTACCGTGTTATCAAGGATGGACACCGAGAAGCTGTTCTCCGATGTACCCGTTAGTCGCCAGATAGTGCGCTCTTTGATGATAATAAGACTGTCTCGAAGCGCAATAATCCTCTGAATTTGATCGTTTTGCGCTCCCACGGGTAGATAATTGACATAAGGAACAGCTTCCGGTTGTTGGTATTTGCTGTAATAGATCCAGTTCGGACGACTATTATTGTCGCTGATGACCGTTGTTCCAGATGTCGGGAACTTTGGCTCAAAATTTCGACCAGTAGCCGTGGTGTTGGCCGTGACACTGAAGGCTGAACCGCCGAGGCTGCGCTCATAAAGGTAAATCTGCCCGGGGGTGTCTCCGTATTCCGAGACATAAGACGCATAATATGCGGTATTCGAGGCATACTTGTTAATGACCCTGACCAAGCTCTCAGCTGTTCCTCTTATAGCCTCAGCGCGTGAAGCTATGGCCGTGTAGTAGACAAAACGCCCGAGAGCCGCATTCTCGCCCGTGGGCGCAGTGGTAATCGTCGCGTCGGCGCAGGCGATGAAGGTATAAGTCGTTGTCCCAATCGTTATCGTGCTTGTTCCGGAAACCAGGTCAAAAAGACCGATTAAGGCGATGTTAAGTTGCTGCTTTTGCCTAGTGTTCGAGTAAAACATGAAGTCTTTGAACAAGGCGATGTCTGTCGCATAAGGCGGCGAGAAATTGGACTGGATGATCCCGTCTTGGCTGGCATTGGTGTAAATCGGTCCGCCAAGGATAATTTCCTCTCGATAATCTTCGACTGTCATTTGCCCCGCGGCGATTTCTGCGCCAGTCGGGTTTGCTTCGTAAACCAAGAACAATTCGTCAACCGGGAGAGTCGGCGACGTGGTCTTGCGAGAGCGGTATATTTGCAAGAAATGGCGCGTAGTGATTCCTGATGGGATCCGGATCACAATGCTGACGTCCTGGGTCGCTCCAGCCGCAAAAACAATCTGCCCCTGAGAGGGCGGCCCGAGAATCAAGTTATTGTTGGCGTCCTTAAGACCCCATAACGTCCGATACCTGAAAATCTCATTGGTGGTGAACGTCGATGGGTGACCCGCGCTTGGAGACTGTGAGGTCAACTCCAAATCAAGCGGGATAGGCATGCCCGCTTCCGTGATCGGCAAGGTGACATCTTCGATTTTCTTAATCCCAGAAGAAGACGTCAAAAAAATGTTATCCCCGTATTCCTGGGTTCTAATTCGTCGTGCCATTATGCGGGCCCCATGATGCTGGTTTGTGAGTAGCTGCCATCGGTCGAAGCCGGAGACATGGCATTCCCTAAATAGGTAATGACCTGATTTGGACCGGGGTTAAATCGTCTGATGACTTGATTATTAAAGTCAGGGATAAAGGTGAATCCGCCCCAGCAAGCCGGAGCTGAACAAAATCCAGCAACGGTGAAATCTTTGTCCGAGCATGTTTTATTGTCAAAGTTAAATCGTGCATCAACATCGTTCCCATCCACATATCCGGCAGAACCAGGATTACTTGGCGCACCAGCCAAAACAGTGGCAGCTCCGGTTGTTTTATTGAACCTGAGCACTCGGAAACCGCTCGTCGCAGTCATGAAATACATATATGTCGAATCCACTGCGACATTCGATGGCGTTGTGTTGTCATAAGCGATAGTCGAGCCACCACCAGGAGTTGTCATCGCCCAGGTGGCAGGATTGATCTTCCTCATGTAAACTTGGTTAGAAAATGATTGAGTGGTAAACCAACTCGTACCGTCGCTTGCCAGCCCCAAACATCCCAGAGCAGCCGCGGCGCCTATTCCGTCAGTGAACCCCCCAGTATTGGATCCCAAAGGAGTAGTGACAACGCCGGTTGCTTTAACGATTTTCCTGACCGCAGAACTCGACATTGTATATATATCTGTTGAATCAAAAATAATCCCGCTGATATCGTAAAATTTAGCCAGCGCGCCGGTGTTATCAACGTGTCCGTACGAAGACCCAGCAATTAGGGTGTCCGTTCCTGTCGAGAGGTCAATTTTCCTCAGCTCAACCGTCGTCGGCAACGGATTTGCGGGAACGTATTTGCAGTAGTACATCAGCGTCCCATCAACCGTGAAACACCTCATATTTGGGATGTTCATACCCGCACGGATCGTATAGACGTACTCGCTTAGGATGTTCGCCGCGCGCAGGTTATAGGTATCTCCAGGGAAAACGTTCTCAAGGATATAGAGATTATTGCCATCGACTTGGATGCTCCGAGGATAAATGATGTCTCCGACCCCAGACGACAAAGCCGTGTAGCTGCAAGAGGAAGCGTCCTTGTAGAATATCCGATTATCGATGTGGGTGAAAAGAAGTCCCTTGCCCGTAAACATCTGCAATGGCTTAGCGGCCGGCAAACCGTTCTGGCATGCCTCAAAAGCGGGACGCGACTCAATAACGTCATCTTTGGTAATGAGAACGTTGTCCGCAACGGATAGCGCGCCGTCCGGAGACTCGAGCTCGTTAATGTTCCCGTAAAGGCCGAGCGCCTTGTAATCAATGACAAAAGACATCAAGGAATCCTTGGATAATATCGGGTGTAGCCGATGAATGGGTTTTTACGGCACGAAATCTTCAGCGGTTGCCCGACAGTTCGGTTACCCGGCGCCATGTAGGCGTTTTTCGCATCTTCCATAAGTTCTTGTTTCTGTATGGCGTAGGCCTCTGGGTCCAATTGAGCCTTGGACATGACCTTAATAATGGCTTCCTGTAAAAATGAGTGCAGCTCTGCCGACAAAGGAGGGAACACGGTCTCTTCAACAACGCAAACGTAATCATTGGGGAGCAATCCCTGCACCGAAGCAATCGGGAACGTCTGAACATTGGCCGCCAAGTTAGTTGCAGTAACCTCGGTGCCGACGCGGCGGAACGGCGATCGACCAGCGTAGAAGTCGTGAGTGGACGTCGAGGTGAAAGTGGCTGGCGGTACAGCCGTGTAAGTCACCTGTCCTGTCGCATAATTAACAGAGAGGACCTTGGCCGCGGCCGAAGTTAAAACCATCCGGCCAGGGCGGCGATAAATCCAGTAATAAAGGCTATCCGTGGTTGTCGCAGGGGTTGGAACGACAATTATGCTGTCGTTATCAAGATAAAATCCGCGCGGCGTGCCAGATTGGGAGAAATAAGGCAGCTCGTCAATCTCGACGTGGCTCATTTCGATAACATTGGTTCCTGTCAGACGAGAAATAAGCCTGGTTTTGTTCCACATGGCGTACTTATCGAGGACATAGCGACTTTGCCCGGCAACAAATGGTGTCGTCACGCTTTCCAGGTAGATATTTTGGTTGAGACCAACGAGCATCGGCGTGAACGAGCTTAAAATCTCGTCATCACCAAGAGATAGCATGTCCTCGTCTGTGAAAGTTTCCTGCGCGGACGGCAAAAAGCACGTAAGCTTGATCTGACGAATCAGTTCATCGGTCGTATAGGCCATAACACCACCAAAGTGGTGCATTGCTGTTCTATTGAAGCGCCCGACCTAAAAACACAGGAAAATCTGACGCTTCAATGGAAAATCAATGCATGATTACTTGTTCTTAAACTTCTTCGATGCCTTTTTCATTGGCATATCCCCATCAGATGACTTCGGTCCACTCAAAGAAATCAAAGTGTACTGATGACGTTTTGGCTCAGCTGCTTCCTCTTCGTGGTTGTCAACTGGCTCCACTGCTTCCTCGGTTGCATTCTTAGCATTTGGAGTTTCTGTCCCATCCATTTTACTGGATGCACCCGCGCCCTTTTTGGGCATAAACATCGCCTTGCGCGCGAAATGCTTAATGTTTCCCAATGCCTTTATCAATGCTTTATCCATCACTTCATCCCTCCCATAACTGCAATCGGCACAACTGCTCCGACAATAAACCCGGTCAAGATACCAATCGGGAAAGCCCAATTGTACCACCATGATGCTCTTATATCAGTTTTAATCTGCTTTTCCAGTTGTTCGTTAGCCAGGTTTAGCTTGGCAATCTCTTTTTGGCACTGCAAATCTTTCTCTTGGCATCCCAATCTTTGATTGCGCTGATTGACTGCCATGGACGTGGCATCAGGCCAACTCATCCAAACACCATCCTTTGGCGGATTCTTAGGGTCAATCTCGTTCAATCCTTTTAACTTCGAGTAATCAACAACAATGGGCTCCAACTTAATTGGCGCGGCACATGATTCAATTAACGTCACGATAGCGATTAAGCTCAGCAAGCACCTGCTCTTTGTCCATTTTCTCATGTTCTTTTTCTTTTAGTTGGCTTATTTTTTCATCAAACAATTTTTCTATTTTCTTCTGCTTATCAATATCAATCGTAATCACGCTCTTTTTCTTCCAAAGAGAGAAGAAAGCCTTGACCAAGGCAAGCGAACTTAAAAAAACAACCACCTTAACCAGAATCGGCATCATATTAATCTCGTGACAGGATATTTGTTAGGCCGCCGACCAGCATTGATAACCCTTGCATAATCTTGCCCAGATCGACGTAACCATCCATTGACTGCAATTGGATTCCTATTGCCGTGGCACCGACACAGCCTAACCCAACAATCGTTGTGATTTTGTTTCCGAAGATTCTTTCTTTCGTCCAACCCATAACGCAATCGCCTTTCCTATCGATTGACCGAGGAGATGGATATTGTCTCCAGTCATCAGCCATTCCATGTGCTTGTCGTTGTTCATGAACAACGGCTCTACGATAATCGCCGGAGGGTCTGTCTTGGTTACGAACCAATAACGTTCGGTGTCGTACCCTGGCTCAGGTATCGCAACGGACTTGAAGCGCTTAACTCCCGTACACTTAACAACTGAAGAGCAGATGTAATCGGAGAGCATAGATGTTTGTTCGTTCCCTCGATTATGGAAACAAGAGACATAATTTCCGACCGATTCTGCGCTGTTCAAATGGATTTCTACCGCCAATTGAGGGTCATGCAAATTAACCGCTCTAATCTTAGGTGCCTTATGAGGTGTGATGTGCCCGATGTCATAATACATGGCCTCAACGCCCTCAGCACGCAAAGCGTCCTGGCAGGCCTGAGTCATTTTCTGGCTGCATTCATATTCGTTAATGCCGAACTTAGAATTTGCGGCACCGCGCGCAATCGCATCATGAGCTACGCTTAAAAAAATCATATCCGCTCCTCCAAGCTCTGCACACGTTTGCGCAATTCTTCGAATTTGTCATGGAACTGGTCTTTTATCTCAAACAAGCTCTCTTTGAGTTCACGTTTACTCTCTCGATGTTGCTCGTTTGTGACCATGCCATCAATTTTGTCTGTCAAATGATTAATGTTATCTCTAAGTTGCACAAGATGCCTGTCTAAGTGAGAGAATTTGTCCATTATTTCACCGTGTTTTGTCTTTACTACATACTTAATAAGTGTCCAGCATGCATACCCGAACAACAGGACGGCAAAAAGAAGAACAACCTTTGGTACCCAGTTGGATACTTCATTGAAAACTAAAGCGTTCATGTCACCTAATCACAATGTTTTTGAAATAGCCACCAGCTGATTGGCTGCCTGTTCCAAGGAAAAAGTTACCACTGCTCAATGGCGCAGTGAAAACAGCCGTTCCAGATAATCCCTTGTTGGTTATCTGTTGAGTCATCTTACTGTTCCCATTGTTCCAATTCAGCTGGAATTGCAGGAGCTCATAGTTGGTAAACGTCGGAGATAATGAAACCACATGGGCCGCATTGTCCTTAAACCTGATTGCAGCAGAACCATTGTTCATTTGCAAATAGTTATTCCCCGTGCTCCCAGACATTTGCGTCATCGCGTTGGATGGGCTAAGTCTTGGCTGGGTCGATGAGAATATCGGGTAAAAGTCGAAGTTAATCTGACCCACATTGTAGTTGATAATCGATGATGGCCATTGGAACTGAGTTCCGAGCATCACGCTTGAATCTCCGCCAGTAGGGCGAATAACAGCCAGGGGTTCAGCTGCGAATTGCTGCGAGTCACAAACCTGGCACCAGTAAACTTTAATCTCCTTGGTTGCATCAAGAGTCGTATTGTTATGAACAAAAATATCGATTCTATGGAAACCAACATATCCTGTTTCAGTGGTAAACGGGACATTAGAAATATAAGGGTCAGTAAGCGTGCCCGTGCCCTGGATAATAAACGAGCTTAAATCAATTGCCGTTGGAGTCAAACTCCAAGTCGTTCCGGTCACCCAGTATTTAAGCGTCGTCTCGTCGTATATGTAAATAAACGCAGAACTGGCAGCGATGCTGGGGCGCCAAACAACTGTCGCCGCTCCTTTGACGCTGGCATTGAGTCCAAAATTAAACCACATAGCCGTGTCAAGAACAGCTCCGCTTCCCGGAATCGTTAATGTCTGTCCATTGACTGCCGAATTAATAGCGTTGGCCTCGGCCGCCGCGGTGACACCAGCCGTTATCGTTAGGTTGCTCGCTCCTCCTGTACCGTCGGTGATAGCCGTGCTGTACATGCTGCACCCGAAAGCCACATTGGCGAGGATCCCCTTTTCATTCATCATCGGCCAGTCTTTGGTGAAGGCCCAAATTCTTTTATTAACCGGGATGTATCCAAATGAGTTGTGAATCGTGGCCGTTGCTGGGTAAGTTCCATCAGCCAGTTGCATCCCTGCCATTTTCTGGAAACGCTGCAATATTGTCGCAGCGCTCAGTACGGATTGGTGACGAACGACCTCAAGTATCTTACCCTTAACCAATGGTTTTCCAACCACCGTATCGACAAGTCCGACCCACAGGTCAGTTGCCGTATCGGTGCTAACGTTACCACTTCCGGTGGAAGATCCGATATTCGATCCAGAAGTGACAACCGCGTTGCCATTAACGTACATCGTCAGCACTTTTGTCGCACCGTCGTAAGTGAAGGTCAGCAACAAAGTCGCCATTTGCGTAACGGTAAATCGGCACAGCGCATTGGTTGTTACGTGGTCTATCTCTACGTAAAGTTTGTAATTATTTGAACCATCATTTTTTGCGTAAACGTCTAGGTTAAACTTGGTTAAGGCAGTGATATAGCGTGCCCAGAAATGCTCTTCTGTCGCAATCACGCCGGTTTGGAGCAAGATGTCATAAGTAACAGTCGAAGAGTTCGTAATCGCGTGCGCGGCATTATAAGCGAGCTTGTAATACTTTGCCGTGGTAAAATCGCCGACCGCCTTGCGGTATCCTGTTCCTGCAAAACCACCAGCAGGATACAGCGGAGTTTCCATGCCAACAGTTGGTGAACCAGTATGAACCGCTGTAAATCCGCCAACACGGGATGCCCAGTCTGCACCACCAGTCAAATCATCGGCGACCAAATGCAAGTCAGTGCTCGCCGTGTCGTCAAGGACAAAACCATTTCCAGTTACAGGAAACGACGCCCTAACCGGCATGGAGTAAGCATTAGACACAGGGATACGAAACTTCTCATTCACTGAAGTCAAATTGTCCTGCGTGTCGGCGACAAATGATGCGCCGGCGTAAAAGTCTTTGCACTTGCTCATACGACAATTCGAGTGATGGTCAGTTTATCGGTTAAGGTTCCAACGCCACTAGCCTTACGGCCAACCCTGAAGAACGGCATTCCAACGATAATGGGGAACGGACCAAGCTTAAGAGCCTGCCCGGCACCTGCTGTTAAAGACTGGGTGAAAGACTTAGACGTCAAATAATATTCAGCAGGTGTATCAACGCTGGTTGTCAGAGTTGAGTAATTAACAATGGGATAATCATACCATTCCCCAGCTGGGTCGTTGGTCAATGACTGCTGGAATTTGTATTCAGCAGACGTCAGACCGGCACCCAGGCTCAAGCTGATAAAAACACACATCTGGTTGTTTTTCCCAGTGTTAATAATTGAAGAGTAGGTGTAGCTGTTTGACGTAGTCGTACCGTTTAACAGAACTTGATAATCGTAAAATCCAGGTGCAGACATGAGACCCCCAAAGAAGAAAAAAGAGAAGAAAAGAAAGGGGGCTGTTTAGGCCCCCAGTCCTATTAGGTGTTGACGATATTTGTAATAATGAAATTACATGCAGGCTTAGAGCAGAACACCGAGAAGTCGGAGAACGACCTCATCTCATAGCCAGCTGAGTTTTCCAGCTCGAGGAAGAACTCTTCTTGTGGGCGACCTGGGATCTTAAAGGTCACGTCCGTCGCGCCGATGCGCTTCCAGCAGCCCGAGAATTCGAGCCCGTAAGCGTAACCTTCCTTCACCATATTGTGAACGACGATTTCGATTACACCAACCGGAGAGAAAAACTTCATGAACTCAATGCCGCGTTCCATGTTCTTCGGCACATATTGCTCACCACCGTAATTCCTGGCGCCTTCAATCTCATTGGTCAAATCTGCAAAAGCTTTTGGATTAACGTAAACCCGGACCTTGCCCATTTGGCCCTTGACACTGGCGCGAGCAGCCGCGTCGATAACCTTTTTAAAGGTCAAAGCCGCACCACCGGCGCTGAATGAAGTTGCTTTCCACAACGAATAAGTTGCGGCAGGAACGTTGAACAGCGTACCAGTATTCGTAAGAATCTTATGAATACCAGCCATCTGGTTAGCAGCTGCACCCTTAGGAAGGATCCAGTCGTTAGCCAGCACGCCAGCCGTGGAAGTTACAGTCAAAGTACGGGTATCAAAATCAATACCTGTCACCTGGGCCGTGGTTCGCAGCGTGGTTAAAGTTGGGTCCCAAATGTCAACCATGACATTCTCGCCACCAACCCACAAACCAGGAGCCCAATCAGAAAGATTGATCAGCAAGGTCGTAGCGGCAGGAGTCTGGACGGTACCCCAGTTGTTCTGGCCGTAGAGAACCTCAGCTTCAAGCTTCTGAGCATGAGATTCACGCATACCCTGAACGATTTCTGCTGTGGCATCTCGGAACGCATTCTCTGTCGAAGAAGCGCGCGCCGCGACGTCATAGGAAATCTGCTCACGCATAATGGTTTGGTAAGCTTCGACCTGGGCCTGTTTGTAAGTCGAAGTTACTGCCGCATTAAGGTTGGGAACAGTTCCACTCGCCGCATAGGTGATACCATGCGCATGAGCCAGCTTGACCGGTTGCACGTAAGTGCCACCTTGCTGCTTTTCACGAGGGACGAATTTAATGTCACGCAAGAAGTGATTGTTTTCTGGAATCAGATTCTCAATCGTATCCGCGTAGGTGTTCTTGAAATTCGCATTAAGCGAATCGTTATAACTATGTATTGCAGCCATTTATGTATTACCTTTCGATTAAACGAGTTTTGCTTTGTAAGTGACGTCGACCCAGAAAATGTGGTTAGACACGTCTGCGTCTAAGTCGAGGTTGGTTCCGCTCACGACGAACGCGATGTTGTTGCTTGCGGTCACGCCAGTAGTTGATGCACCTGCTTTGGTGATTACACCTGCAGTCATTGCATTCGAGCTAATGGTAAGGGTTGGCACTTCAGCCTTAACCAATTCGATCGCATCACCAACTTTCAGCAGGATGCCGATGGTTGAAGGTGCCGCATCAGAATCAAGTGTGCCGAATGTTGCGCCGGCATCCTCAAGAAACAATGCACCAGTCCCAGAAGTACTCGGCTGCACGCCGTTAATTTCGACGTAAGCCCGAGTATCCGGGGTGTCGGTATTGCCGTAGATGGACGTTTTGACGGTATTACCAATCAATGTGACCTTCACGGCGATTCGACGGATTTGAATGTTTTGGGTCTCTATCGGACCACTTTTCAAGAATGGGGACGCCATTTATAATCTCTCCTATGCTCCCCACTTCTCTCGGATCGCCTGCATGTCTGCCATCCCAAGCATTTTGGACTTAGGTGCGTTGTAGGTTTTCCTATGAGAAGGAGGGTTGTTGATAACTGGGGTTTTGACTTGAGTGAGGAACAATTTCCTAACCCGGTTTGCGTTGTCTTCGCCCAAATAATCACGGAGCTCTTCGTCCTTGAACTTGCCAAGGATAGACTTGCTGTTGTTGATTAATTTTTGCTTGATTCCGCTTGCGATATCGTCAATGTTTACGGGTTGATTCTCTTGCAGGTGGGCCTCAACGATGTCCGCCATCCACTTGATGTACTCAGGTTCGGCAGGTAGGCCAGCGTTCTCGACCGCCTTGGAGAATTTATCCACGAGCATTGACTCGTATTGCTGAACTTCTTGTTCGAAAGCAGACTTCTTAGAGTCTTCCTCTCGCTGTTTGCGCTCTTCCTCTAAACGAGTGCGCACTTCTCGCTCACGGGCCAGCTGCTCTTTTAAGTCGGCAGACTCCCGCTCTTCTGGCTTCATGAGCTCGCGCTCAATGGCCTTGTTTAAAAGATTCTGTGAGATTCCGCTGACGTCAACGCCTAACTCATGGAGCGCCTCTAAGGGATTCTGCTTGAGGTAACGCGCAAATTCCGCGGCCTGCTGCTTAATCTCAAGAGCTTCCTTGCGATCACGAGCAGCCTCCTCGAACTTCTTGCGTGAACCGGCCTCAATCTCTTTTTGGCGTCTGATGCTGTCGGCGAGCTGAGTCTTTTTGAAAACAAGACCGTCTCCAAGATCGATATCAGGATCGTCAATTGCGGGTTCATTAGATTTGCTCGCTTGGCCAGTAGGTGCATTTTTTGCACTAACTGGAGTCGTCGACAGATTGTCGATAACCGGAGCAGAACCAACTTCAACAGATGAAGTGGCTTCAGTCATTAGTCTCGTTCCTTCCGAGACCAGCTAATGTTTCAATCCGACATGCCAGATTGACTCATTAACAAGTCCAACAGGGTTTAAGTGTTTACTATCTTATTTTTTTCCTATGTCAATATTTTCACAATAGTCGTTACCGATGTGATGATTCATGATCATTCCAAGAATTTTATTTCCTTTAAGTTTTCTCATTGCCCTCCTTTCTATTTGCCTTGCCCGTTCCGTAGTCACACTCCAATATTTTCCTACTTCCTTAAGTGTGTGTTCTTTGAACTTCCCGATACCAAATCTCATCTCGAGAACTTGTTGTTCCCTGATTGTCAAAATGTGGCTCATAAAATGATGAAATACACACTTGAGTTCGAATCTCGCTACTTCTTCAAACGGATCTGAATCATCAACCAGGTAGTCCATCGTTTCTTGGTGAGTAGGATATTTCATTGTGGTTGCATCTGATGAGGCATAGGAGGCTTAGGCGGACCTTGTTGTGGCGGTCCATTCCCTGGGTTCATCTGCGGACCATTAGGTGGAGCTTGGTCGAGCATCAAGAAGTTCTTATGTTTCTGGATGTGCTCAAGGATAACCTGCATCGTGTTTTGGTCAGTGTTCCCAGGAACCTGAACCTTGCTTCTGAAGTCAGGGTCAAAGGTCATGGTCAAGTGCTCGTCGATGTGGATCTGATGCTGATCGGTAATCAGAACCTCAACCCATTCACCACTTTGCAGCTTCTCATTCTCATAACGGATGTAGTTCAACTCAGCCATCGGCCGCTTGTAAATCGGTTCAAGCTGACCAGTCGTCGCAACCGTGAGGTACTCATATCCGCTAACTTGACCTGAGTTCATCAGCTTCTCGGCGCGCGCTTCACGTCCGGCAATTGTCTGAGACATCGGATCAACAGGCTCAACGTAAACGCTGTGAACCATGCTCAAATCATTGCCCGACCAGCGCTTAATGTCGTTAATCTTATCGCGGCCAGCGATGCTCACGATTCTCGGGGTGTTGGCGTAATTCTTATAGAGGCTCAACACATGGTTGCCCAAATCTTCCATGAAATTAATCACGGAGTTTTGAAATCCACTCATGAATTGAATCGCCATAGACTGGATCAGGCCAAGCGCAACACCTGACTTCAATTGATCATCAGGGTTGCCGCGCGCCACACTGTTTACGCCACTGACCGTCTCCATGATTCGTTCAAGGAATGTGGTCAATTGGTACATTTCAGGAGGCGTGGCCATCAGGTTAAGCGGTTGAGGAAGAGCATAGCCTTTGTCGACCATGACCATGTTCATTCCACCTTCAAGCATAGCCGTGGTAATCTCGCTGCCCTTCTCGACTGCAATATTCGGGATGCCATGCGCCGCGGCGTTGGTGGCAATCGAGCTCATGATCATGTTGTAGAACATCTGGATCGGAGCCAAGTCATTTGAAGGGCTATACCCGTAAAACGTCCCCATCCCTTCAGATGGCTTAATCATGAACACAGGGATGCGCGAGTAAGGATTAGGACCGTCATAGATTACGATGTCCTTATCCAAACAAATCACGTAGCGCCCATTAGGCATCAGGCCCGGAACAGGTTTGTGATAGTATTTATATATTGGAATGTCGTCAGATTCGTTTTGGTCGAAGTAGCTCAACGCGTTGTTACGATAGTCATCGGCGATATCGAGAATCTTTTGTGCGAAATCAGGGAACTGAGCAGCCAGCAAATACTTGTTCTTGAATTGGCGAACAATCTCCCAGTCGATATCGTTCTCGTCTTGCTTGCAAGTGTCGGTGTAGAAGTCGAGAACAGACAAAGGACTGACATTAATGTCACCCGTATTAACGATTCTGCCCATGTCATCTGTGATATAAGGCTCGCCCTCCATGACGTCCCACTCAGCCAAGGCGAATCCGGTACCAAACACCAGTCCCATTTCACCGACCTTCTTGACCTTGCGGTTTAAACGTTTGGTGCTGAAGGTGTTCTCGAGAATAGAGTCACACAAGTCCACAGACGATGTGGCTTCGAAGGTGTTCTGTGCAGCTCTCGACTTCAAAGCTGGCATCTTCGAGAAGATCATGTTCAACATATGCGTGATCAAGTTTCGGTAATGGTTGATCTTGACGTTCAAGTATTCGCCGTGTTCGCCAGTGAACCCGAAATCATTCCAATATTGCTTGGTGCGCATGTATGGGTCGCTGTTGTAATAAAGACGGTAATTCCTGCGCCACTGGTCGATGAGACCATTGCCGACAACCGAGTCATGCCACTTGTCCATCTTGTCGATAATGGCCTTCCCGATCTCGTCGCGTGGGAGCAGGCCAATGTATTCTCCCATCTTGGATGGATACTGAATCCCCGTGGTCTTCTTGGCCTCGTCGAGTAAAGGCGATCGGTTTTCGCTAGATATAACGTCGTACATGAGACGGTCCCCTTAATGAGTTCTTGCGCTTAGTGTGCGCGTCAATGTTAAAGTTGGTGTAGATAGATGCGTATTCCATAGACTTAGGTGGACGATTCCAGTTAAGCAGACGAAGCCCGTAACGTGCCGCATCGATACCATCTAGATGACCTAGATGTTCCGAGCGCTCGTAGTCTGTGCGGTGCTCATTCCAGATTCCTGATTCAAGTTGGGCCAAAAGGACCTTGCATCGCTCGTCTATTTCGATTTTCTTCTGTGAGAACATTTGGCGGAAGCGGTTCACATCGACTTCCTTGCGGTCATCCTTGTTTGCATGACCCCAATTCATCTTGTATTTCATCTTGAGCTCAGTGAGCAGGCGCGCTTCAACGTCACTGACTCTGGTGATGTCCGTGTCAGGATTCTCACCCCACAACTTGGTCTCTTTTTCTTTTATGGTGTTGTATATTTCGTCGATGAGGGAATATTTGAAGACGAGTTCATCCTCGAACACGAACTTGGCTTTATTGAAATCATGATAACCAAAAAGGATATGACTAAAATCACGGGTAACACCCCAGTCCGCATACACATATTTATTGTTCCCTGGAGGGCACTTGGCCCCTTTGATGACGAAAGATTGGTTGAATTCAGGAATCACGGCGCGCCGCGGGTCAGTAATCAGGTCACACAAACATTCACGCCGGTAAGCAACTGACTCTTCTCCACCAACTTCTTCGATGAGCTCTGTAAGCGCTTCCTTCGTGAGGATTGGATTGTCCAGCGTGGTCCGCTTGTCGAATGTTCCCTTGACCTTGGCCTCGTTGACGAAGTTGATGAATTCATGGCCATTCGACTCAGGAGGCGTAGAGATAAGAATCATCTTCCCACCGCAATCAATCGTCTGAGGCAATAGCACATGTGTTAATACATATTCGCAATGTCGCCAAAAACCACACTCGTCAGCGATGATCAGGGTAGCGAATGGACCGCGCAAGTGGTTGCCACGTTCATCATCGGCACCATCGATCTTAATCTCGGCACCGTTGGCGAACATGAACTTTTTCTTCTGCTCTTTGAATTCTGGTTTGAGGTCATCTGGACAGTCCTCAAGGACCTTGCGCATAATAGGCAGGATAATGCCTTCGGCTTGCTTGGCAGTGGGCGCGGCGTAAATGACACGAGCATTTGGATTTTGGATGCAGTGCTCTAAGGCACGGATACAGCAAAAGGTTGTCTTGCCGTAACGCCTTCCGCACATGAGCACATACTTACGATGCGGCGTGCTCTTAATCTTGCGGTCCAACAGCTTTTGGTCAGCATGGAGCTTGTATTGTAAGTCTCCTACTTCCCATAGCTTCCTTATTGCCGCTTGATAGATTTCATGAGGATTCATGCGGTGATTTTGCTATCTCAACAATCTTATTGGCCTGATCCGTACTCAGGTTAAAGTTGTTGTTGACGACCTTTTTATCGGTCTCAGCATCACCGTAGAGCTTCTTCTCGATATTCCTCATTTTGAATATCAGCAAAGCAGCATTGCCTTGATGCTTACCCGTAATCATGGAGTCCATTTGCGTTTCACACCAGCTCAAACGGAAGTCTGAACCAGTCTTTTTAGCGTCGGAAAATTCTTCATGCTTATTTGCCCATTCATAGAGCGTGTCACGATTAACGCCAACTTCCGGGGCAAATGATTCGAAGCTCATGCCGTCTCTCATGTGCATTACAAGCTTACGGCAATATTCTTCTTTGTATTCTGTTGGCCTACCGGCTGGCATCTTATCTCCAATAACATCACCAATCTCTCGATCAGGTGAGAAACCATCTTTGCTCGATGATAACCAACCATATAGGCAGCATGATTCTCCGCGTGATTACCACCATAAAGGATCATATTCCTTTCCTGTGGAGTCATCTTCAGAAACTGCTCAACCTGATCTGCTGGACACTGGTCAAGGAACTTACTTACTGTGTCCAATTCATTATTCAAAATTCACCAATTCCCACATAAGCGAAAGGCGCACCATTGCGCCCTCGCTACCCAGGTACCCCAATTTGCGAAGTAGCACTTTAATGACGTTTGTCAATAATTACAGGTTAAGCTTGAATTAACTGTAAACATGATGTTGACATATTATTGGAATCTGATATCATTAATTTATGAGCTCAGCCAACAAAGGAGATAGAATGACAGACCAACAAAGACACGAAGCAGTGATGTATCTTTACAAACTGATAAACGACGATGTGGCCAAAAAAGAAGTTAAGGACAAGGAAGACTTTAAAGTACGCTTGGACGCAGTGGAGATAATAATTAAAGGCGACGTATTCTTCAGAATGGAGAACTCATGAAAGCTCAAATAATGATGAAGTTAATTCGATTTGAAGAGTCTGAGCTGATTAACAAGGGATTAAGCCTCAAAGAGGCGCAGGCGATTGTCGATGCCTGGGATAATTACACCGAAGACAGGCCGGTTCTTCTTAACAAGTACAACGCTTCATTCGATTTCATCAAAGAATCAGTGACGTCGTTCATGCTGACTGCCTTATTTGCAGCTAAGGACTTTCAATCACGTATTTTCCCTGATTTCGATTTAACCAATGAAGAAGACTACACGATAGTCGTACAAGACATGCAACGCGAGCTCAAAAGAAACCGCGTCGCTCAGTTTAACCATCAGAACTAAGGAGATTGGCAATGGAATTCACACCAAAAAAAGTATTCGCAGACTACAAGGTATCAACTTTAGGCCATCACATGAATTTAGCCTTGATGGTGACCTGGCATGAGAACATCCCAGAGGACAACGTCCTAAAGTACGAAGAGGGATTCAGTATTAAGATAGTTCTCAACGAGAGTGGTGTGTCAATGTTGGTTCAGTCAGGGATTAAAACCAAGGAAGAAGCCATGAGGATAGCAAAAAGCAAGTTCTCTTACTTCATGAGCCCTAATTCATCTCACACTGAATCCGAGTTATATCCCCAACCACTTTAATCTTCTTTTTAGGCTCGGACACCCTATCTTCGTATTCATCGTCTGACTTCTTATCGGCCTTGCTTTCAACCACGCGTAGGACAAGTTCACGGGGCAGGATTTCCTCGATTTTCTTGATGTCGTATGGGATATCACCGAACTTCTCCTTGAAATAAGACATCAGGCATTCGCTGTCCGGGGTAATACCAATCACGTAATGTACGTACATCATCCCGTAGACTGAGGCCTTATACTCTTCGCGTGTTGGTTCCTTTTGCACCGGCGCATTAAGTCGATTATTTGGATTGTCAATACGAGCTCTTTCGCTAACCCGATTATATTCTTCACGCATCTCCCTTATCAGGGGGAACTTGTCCCCGCCGCACATTTTAATGATGGTATCAGTCATGTAGTCTCGGCGACAATCGCCAAAGGCTATCGCATATTTCTCATTAACACCGTCGTATTCCTCAAGCATCTTCTGGCTTAAGCCGAATCGAGCGAACATTCTCCTCATGTTATCAAGTTCTCTGGTGAACCATGCTTTGTTATCCTCTGTTTCATTGATCCGCTTAGAGTTCATTGTCCTCCCGTGGTAAACCCTGGGTATGGGGTGCAACTCATCAATATGGTCATTTTTTTTGCGTAAATCAAATCTTTCTTCGAGTTCTGCTATTCGTTTTTTAAGATCGCGTACGCTCTCTGACATTAGAATTACCTCCAAAAATGCTTCTCGCCCTATTGGCTATCGCCATCTCATTCTCGATTATCTTCTGGCCGCTCTTCTGCTGCAGGAGACGTCCAGGGTTCTTGATGTCTGCGTCAATCTCTCCAGCCAAGAACGCCACTGAAGAGTACCCCGAGCTGAATGGGTATCCATCCTTTATCGAGTACCGCGGCTTAAACTTAAAATAACGGTCGATAATCTGCTTAACCCTATCCTCACCGTATTTATCCAGAAGCGCCTTGCACGCGCCGAAGTCACGCTTGGTCCACTTAGATGGCTCAGCACCATTCATCACATCCGCATACCTCTCAGCATAGTATTCATAGATACAATAATAGAGATTAACACCCCGCTTTGAGGGAATTTCAGTGCTTGTCACTGAAATCGACGGAACGATAGTGCAGTCGTCTGGTAGCGATGCTAGCAAAATCTCGTCAAGGGACTTTTGGGCTAAAAAGTGGTCTTTTTTGACGATTTCTGCTGTTTTTTCGATGTTTTTTAACTTTTTTTCAGATTTACTCTTGCTTTTCTCTTGACTTTGCTCGTACTGATCACGGAGCGAAGCGGAGTGAGCATCCGTTCGCTCGCAGAGCGTGACTGGAGCGTAAGCGTAAGTCATCCGGTTAGATGTTGTTTCATGCTCATCAGTTGTTACTGGATTAGGAGTCGGATCAGAGGGGGGGAGATTTTGGTGAGACGTGTGTCTTACGATTCTGAACCCGCCCTCTTCCTCGGTAATGTATCCGCAATCCTTGAGCGCGCTTATTAATTTGACAGCATAGTCGTTATCCTGTATCTTTAGGATGCAACTCATCTCCTTTGTTGTGAGCAGTTTGTCAGTGGCATTATGCCACAAATCCACCAAGTACCCTAATGCCAGTCTCCGATATTCAATCGGGTGCAGGGTGGATTTGTCTTTAAGGAAAAAGCTAAGCGTGAACAGGTTCGGGTCGGATAGATCTGCGTCTGAAACTCTTACGTCCATAGTGCTCCCTCATTATGTACTGCATGGTTAGACTCCTTTTCTTGCTGCTAATCTTTTAAGCGCGCGGTCGTCTCGTTGCGCATTATCTATCGCCTCATTGACGAGGACATGGATTGCGGCCGAGCGGCTCATTGCTTTCATTTCGTTGTCGAGGTATTCGACGATGTCAGGGTCCATTCTTACGTGGACTGATACGCGTTTTTTCTTCATATTTACTCCTTCTTAGTGTTTTTAAATTCGCAAATCCTGATGTGATCCATTTAACATCCTCCAAAAACGCCGTGTTGAGGACAGCATAATGCCATCCTTATAAACTCTCCTCGGTGACCGCACTTAGGACAATCCCCACTGAGTTTTCTTTCTTGAATGGCCTCATTTGCGGCATTATTGTATTCATCAAGGGTCAAACCAATCTCATCGGTGTAAAGCCTCTTGAACTCGTTTCTATCCATGATTCCCCAAGGTCCGTCTGACATTTCAATCCTCCTTTATTGGTTGAATTGGCTCTTCGGGGATGACTTCAGCAACATGCATAAAACCATCCCATCCTCCCCGCGCCCATGAACGCAGGCATTTCTCTGCCCTGGTCAAACTTGAGTGCTGGGATATCAGACACCCAGGCTCACCAAGCGCACAGTCCCTTAACAGCATCACCCCATATTTTTTGTGCCTAATCTGTTTCATTCGTTTTCTTCCTCTTGCTCCAAGAGATCCCGAATCGCTTCAACAGCCGTGCTGCCACTGCCGATATAATTTCCCGGTTCATAGCTATCTCTCACCGCAGAATAGTCCCATCCACGATATGGTATTGGAGGGTAATCGTAATGAACAATGATCTTTTCCATATTCAATCCTCCTTCTTCATTTTGATGTTGTATCGCAAATACTCATCAACTGAGTCCACCTCCGCTCCGGAAGCAATCTCAACCATTTTCTTGGCTTTAATCTTGGTATCGAGATACTTGGCCTGCTGCTCAAGGTCCTGGACTTCTACGCTGAACTTGTACTTCTTCTTGGCGCATAGGGTAACCTCCCCCTTGAACTCACCGAAATCAGACGAAATCTTGCCGTTCTTGGCCTTAACCAGGGCCATCATGGCATCATCATAAAGGCGTGCCTCTTCTTCAAGGATTTTCATGCGCGCACGAATAGCGATCACGTAATCCTGGAGGACCGAAGGGTCCGCGTCGATGGTTATGAAATTTCCTGCTTGAAGTTCGATTTTTTCTGTGTTCATGTTTGCCAGTCTCCTTAATCAGAGACTATCAGACACGAATTATCTTGTCAACACCATGTGTACAATTAATACGGAATATCTTCATCGGTCATTGGGGGAATGTCCGGGAACGAGATGTCTTCCTGCTTAGCCACAGGCGGTGGCTTAGGTTTGGCGCGGTATTCTTCATCGAGAGCGCTCTGGTCCTCGAAAACACGGTCGACAATGCGCGCTTTAACATGCAGTCCTGAATGTTTATCAGAGGCTATCTGGCCCTCCAGATGCACATACCAACCCGCTTCTATGGGGGCGTCCCCGTTCTTGTCCCAGAACTTGCAGGGCACCCGTTGGGTGAATTTCTTGGTCTCGCCGTCTTTCTTGCTGTAATACGAAGAGAGAGAGTCCAATTGGAACTCGATGACACGGTATCCGCTGACTTCATGGTCGGTAACCTTGCTGATCATCCCAGAAAGGCCAACGTAATTCTTGCCGAGGTAGCTTCTTTTCGCTGTCAATTGAGCACCACATCTTCCTTCGGTTCAGAAGATTTGTCCAGAACCGTAAATTGCGGGTCCATTCCCTTGAGCTTCATGATGGCGAGTATGCCCGCGGCAAGAGGAGGCGACAACTTAATGCTGCCGTTACCCTGAGAAATTTCATGCACCAAGGCCAGAACAAACTCGTGAGGAACGCCTATCTCCATGAGCTTCATCATCAACTGGGCATCAGTTAGGACATTAAGGCCAAATATTTTCATTTATGTCTTTCTTGAATCGTAAAATTTATTAATAACCTTGAATGATCCAGTCGAATGCTTCATTACCACGCCTTCGAATCCAACCCCGAACAGCTCTTCGAGCTCTTCGTCGTACTTGTGGATGAGCTCTTTGGTCAACGGCGCGCGTTCGATAACCGGCGTAGTTGGAAGTTCCATCTCAACGCATGCGTCCTCATAATAATGCTCAGAACCCTTAAAGAAATAGGTCAAAGTATCGATATTCATAAGGTTGAAGCATGCCCAAGACACCGGCATCATCGAATGAGGGTTGTATTGGTGGGCCTGAATGCCTGTACCATAAAGCTCGCCGCGTAACGCCAATGACAAGTCATGCTTCTGGCAATAAGCCTTTAGCTTATCAAGGATCTGCAATTGCTCATTGGCATAGGTTAGATGGTTATGACATTCCATCTTGATTTCAAGATTGCGCGATGTAATCCCAGTCACCCACTCGTCGTTGACTTTCTTGCAATAATAAGTCGCGCTCTGGCCGTCAATCTTAAGGGTGACGTCAACTTCTTCTCCCCATGGCAGATGCCTTAGTCCTTGCCAATTGCTCTCATCGGTCTTGTAAATACCGAATGGAAGCGCGCCCTTGGCTTTGGTGTCCTTAGGCAAAGCAGGCTCATGCTTAGTGATGCCCAACAAGTCGGAAACATCCTTGCCGTAGTACCAAGTGTCACCGGCTCCCGGGAACGGCATGATGTTCGTCTTGGCAATGATCCCCATCGAGTAAGCACCGCGGATCTTAATGGCTCGCACCCGTCCGCGGACATACTTCTTAAATGGTTCAGCCCATGGCTGATCGGGGAGGATCGAGTCAGGATGGATAAAAATAACGTCCTCACCGACCATGTACTCACCCTTAGGAACCAGGGCCTCATAATTCATGACCCGAGCGAACTCGAGCTTGTCCGCATTAGGGTGAGGGTGAATTTCTTCAATCCTCTCATAAGTAGCCGTGCTCATTTTCTCTTCTTGGCCTTTTTCTCTCCCGCTTCCGAGAAGGCAATCGCCGCGGCTTGCTTCTTAGGCTTTCCCGCTTTGATCTCCGTCTTGATGTTTTCCTTTAATCCCTTTTTAGTCTTTGCTGCTGCACCTTTTACTAACATATAACTCCCAATTCTCTTAGTTTGCGTTCAACATCTAAAATGCTCTTAGCGATGATATAAACACCACCAAGCGCTTCCACAACTCTTTGATTTTCTCTTTGAACTTTTGATTGCTTGCCGTCTTCGGCTTTAACCTCAATTTCGAGGTATTTACCGTGTGGACCATACTCGACAATAATATCAGCCGTGCCCTTAGGCGCGCCTTTAATATATCGTCCGCTGACTTTGAATGTCCCGGCGTTCGCCCGCGTGTATTTGATTCTTCCAATTGACTGGTACCAATCCAAGTAATCTAAAATTGCCCTAAGCGTAATCGATTCTTTTCGTCCAGGCCCCACTGAAAACTTTCTCAGTCCCCAGGATCGCACGTAGCATGTTGATTAGATGAATGGAAGGTTAAATAAGAATATTTTGAGTAATAATTTAACGATGTGTCTTTTTATCGTTACGAGGCGGCGGCGTGAAGGGAATGAATAAAGGGTCAGGTGATTTGTCCGTAAGCGTCACAAGCTCGCATGTGTGGTTAACTGACATCGAGCCAGAGCTTGGGGACAGAGCATTGTAAGCCCGCTCACAAGCCGCGGTACTCGGAAATCCATAAACGCTATGGAATACGGGCGGACCGTTAGGTTGAGAGAAGTGAGTTGTGTAAGCAAAAATCATTAATACATAAGTTTCCATACAATCTCCTTTGTTTGTAACTCCTGGATGCCGCCGTCAGGATTTGAACCTGACCCTCGCTTTTGAATGGACGAGTTGGACATGACCCATAACTTTTAAATCCAATCTACCCGTTGTCGTTCAACGGCAAGGGGATCGAATCACCCGTGTTCCCACCACGGCGCGGCGGCTTAATTCTTAACAACTATTGCATCTGCATTCAGGGATAAAACAAAAAGAACAACAATGGTCGGTGTGGAATATTTTGAGATGGTTGCATTTATCGCACCGTTCTCGGTTGTCCATTATCCACGAATACTCTCTCAGCGTCATCCGAGGGCTCGCATCCATCCACTCTTTATCGTCAAAGTCGACACACATAATGATTTATTCCGGAGTGCCAACACATCGGCATTCACCCTTGAGAAGCATTGACTGCAACGGAGCAGGACAGTTTTTCTTCTTGCAGTCCTCATCGTTCTTGAAGCAAATAACAGCCAGGGCAATAAGAACAATCAGAAATATCAGAGCAGACCAGCCGCTACTCATTGAGAACATGGTACCAGCCCAGTCTACATCGTCATCGTCAATCATAATGGACAAGGAGGGATTCGAACCCCCATGTTTAGCGCGCGGCCACAGATTTACAGTCTGCTTCCTTCACCATTTGGATACCTGTCCGACGGGGACCCATGGATTTGAACCATGATTACCTGGTTTTGGAGACCAGTGTTTTACCAGTTAAACTAAATCCCCAATATCAATTCTTGTCATGATGGATTAAGTCCACACCAAACCAGTGCATCCACTTGATCTTTCAAGGATTGACAGCATGATCTTAACCGCATCAAGATGGCGTTCAGATGGAACAAGGTTTTTTATTATCTCTGCATAAAGCTTGGCAGCGACCTCCCATAATTCTCCGCAATTAGCGTCTTCCCATGCCTGACCTTGTTTCTTTATTAGCCCTTCAGGAGTCGTTATTAATTTACTCACAACCAATCATCCAATTCTATGTGCACGTAACCATCAAGTGACCTCATCTCGAGGCCAAGATCCTCAGCAGTTCCATTTGTGACGAACCAATCAAAAAGTGAACCGTCAAAATCATCGACATCAACGGCCGCGCACGCCATATGAGCATCGTTGTCACCGGATTCAAGTTCAAAAACCTCAGTCGGCAATAACAACCCACACCTTATTGAAAGCTGATCACGACTATCTAGTGCAAGACGGTCATTAATGGCATCAAGCTTAATGCACATGCTGTCGAAGTTAGACATCTGATTTGTGCCCAGGTCATAAAGCTGCGGGTCTAACGAGAACACGTATTTCTTTTGCAACTGAGTGAGCGAACCATAATCAAGTGACATATTATCTCCTTAAATGGGGTGTTCGTCGAGAATTGAACTCGAATATCCTAGTTCACAGCAAGGCGCCTTACCATTAGGCTACGAACACACTGCGAAGAGAGGACTCGAACCTTTAACCATTGGATTAACAATCCACCGCTCTACCATTGAGCTACTCCGCAAAATTAATGTCGCCGCCAGGGTTCACACCTGGTACACTTTTCCCGCAGATAGGTGGCCCGAGATTGGAGGTCTCTTAAAGGCGTGCGCCAGTTACCTATAACTGCCCGTGATTACTTTGACTCGTTAGGCTTTCCACAGCTTCATTCGTCTTTTCACCACATGTTTCGACATCAACGGCGCGGCAACAATGGTTGATGATGGAATTGAACCACCGACGCCCTGCTCTTCAGACAGGCGCTCTACCCCTGAGCTAATCAACCCACCAGCTTACTTATTCAGTTCGCTGATCACTTTGCTTTCGACCTTGGCGGCTTCCCTCTTAATTTTGTTCTTACTTAAAACAACCAAATTAAGAACTCTGGCAAAGTTTAATCCAATCATTAGACCAATCACGAATACAATCAAACTAATCATTAATTGCCCCTAATAACACGTCCTCAAACGCCATGTTCTCGACCGCGTCGAAACTTTTGGTGTCAACGATGTCAAACTTAGCGCCATTTTTAGCGACCAGGTCATCGTCAAGCTCAGTTAAGAACTTGGCGGCGTCCGGGTCTTTACCTACCTGAATAAAGAGAATACCAGCTTCTTCGTCTTTCTCAAGGGAATTTGCGAAATTAACGATTGCTTTCTTCGCCGCTTCCTTGTCGTTCGGTTGGCCATCAGTCGCGACTAGGATCAAAGAACCGTTGGCCTTCAGGGTACCATTCTTCTTCTGAGCTACGCAGCGCGCAAACACTTCAGTAAGGACAGCGGCCAGGTCCGTTCCACCCATTGGTGTGTTTTCGGAAAATATTTGGTCGACAACAGTAGGCGTAACATTGTCGTAAACTTTGAATTGGTTAGCGAATGGGACAACTGTTATACCATCTGGATCATAAGGCGCGACCAGCTTAGCAATAGCCGAAACAGACTCTTTCATGTAATCCCAACGGCTTTTGCCGCCTGCACAGTCCGGGGTAGACATGCTACCTGACTTGTCAACCACAATGTAAACTTCACGATTTTTTAAAGCATCTGCATTCATTTTTTTATCCTTGTTTAAAATTTCAAGAGACCAAAAATCTCTTGGCTTAGAAAATTATTCATACCATCCATCGGGGTTTGCTGTTTAACCTCCGCAGTGGCCACGAAATCCTTCTTCTCCGCAGTCAATCCCATTAACGCCTTGAGGTTAACTGGGTCAAAACCCCCTATCATATAGGTGCCCTTGTCGTTCATCTGCGCCGGGAAGTCAGTCGTATTCCCGTTTAGCTGCCACCAGATGATTCTCAGGTCACCCAATCCGACACTAGCCAGCTTCTGCTTGGCCACCTCATGATTAGTCAAAGAAGCCTGTTGGTACAAGTGACCATACATCTGTTTGTGCATCTGAGGCGTAATAATCATTCGCTGGCCATAAGCATTGGTGAAGTTACTATAATAACTCTGCGTGGGCATGGAGGCTGAAGAGTGTTGCACGCCAGGGTCGTTGAACTGCATGTCCGACAAAACCAACAGCGTCTCAGGGAATTGCTCAATCGGGATTTCTGGGTGTTTCATCCTGATGCCAATGATTAAATCAATAACCGACTGGAAGTTCGTGCTGCCCCATGCTGTAGCCATCGTCTCAAGGAAATGCAGGCGTGTCACAAAATCATCGCTGGCATTGAATCGGATCAGGTTTGACCTCTCACCAAAGTGAACGGCCGTGTCCTTAAACCAACCAGTGTTCAGGCAAGAGAAAACAAGGCCCATGCTCAAGCAGACTTGCAGAGCCGTAGTCGGGCCCACCACTGCGTCATTCATTGATCCAGAAGTATCAAGCGCGCAGAATACGTTGCCAAGCTTGTGACCCTTGAATGGTTCAAGCAATTGCTCAAACTGACGGTTGTAAATCTTTTTCTGCAAAGAGCTTGGAGCCTTACTATGAGAGGCCGCCGTGGTTAATTCGTATGGGTATCCATTAAACTTAATCTTATCTTGGCCTAATACCCATGTTTCAAACCGGTCAAGCTGGCCGTGGCGCTCAAAAGCCATCTTGCCGTCTTTGCCCTTGCGATTGGTTAAGTGAGAGATAGCTCGTCCAGGTATCTCATTAAAACTGATATTCGCCCAATCTCCTTGGCTCATCTGCCTTTGGAAGGTATGAGCCTTGCCGCTCTTTTTAAGCTCTCGGTATTGCTTGTGGCTAATTTTTACATGCGAGCAGAATTTCTTAGCCCAATCTGATTTCTTCTTAGCTAAGTCACCGCGCTTCTTGCCCTTGGAGTGCATCGTTGGCAGGTATTTACGAAGCAAGGGGTCCTTGGCATACAAGCGAACCAACTCAAATACGACAATTGGACTCAGAGCATCAAGCAGATCCTCAGAGAAAAAATCTTTCCACGACCCGACAACTGGAATCATGATTAAGTTCTTAAGGAGCAATTCGCTTTTATTGATTGCCAGCCAGCGAACAGCTTTAAAAAATTCATCGCGTTGGCCATAACCAGTTTGTGTGTCTTTGGTATCAAGAAACTCTTTTTGACCAGGAGCCAAGAAAGGCGTCTTTACCTTACGCGTCACCAAGCGCAACCCAAAAACAACCTTAAGCGCCTTGATCTCGTCTTCGTAGAATATCTTCTGCATGTCCGCATTGACTTCATCTTGAGTGCGGCCGCGGTAAGTTCCACATTTGGACCAATAGTCCAGGCAATGGCTGCCGGTTGTCGAGTTACTCGGCGCGCCATTCCATGTGGTGGTGTTTTTTGCTGCATCTTGGGCAATAATATCAATAATGTTCATTCTCTCTCCTAAAAATAAAAAGGACACATAATTGACGGAATTGAACCGCCTCTTTCGATTTAAAGTCGAAATCAACCAATGGTGATTTGTTCTGCTGTCAGTGTCCTAAAGGGCGCCAGATTACGATGTTCTAACCATAAACTAAGGACATAGTCCTCCGGGACTCTAACCCGGTTCCTCGGCGTGACGTGCATTTCATTTGCTGTAGGCGCCCAAAGCTCTCCGTTCTTCGTTTCTTATCTTTCTTCGTCCAGCAGACCAAGCGAACAAGACAACTCCGAAAGTATTGCTGTTCGAGAACTCAAAATAAAATCAGGTCGCATAAATGCGTGCTCTACCAACTGAGCTATGAGCCCACAAAATGGGCCCACTTGGAATTGAACCAAGGACACCGCCCTTAGATGGGTGTTATTCTGCTGTAAGCGACCTATGCGAAACTCTAGATACGCACTTAAGCGATCCCCGTAAAAATGGGGATCAGGGGATTTGCACCCCTTTTATTATTGCTGTGAGAGTTTCAAAGTACATCGGGACTCATAAGTTTTTTTAACGCAAAAAATTTAAGTTGCTGTAAAAGTCCCATACCGCTCATAGCACACGGCTTCTAATTTGGTCAAATGATTCGTCTATTAAAATCTTGCCATCAAGATAAACCGTACGCATTTCGTTCTGGGTGTATCCGTCTGATTGCTCTTGGTCGATGGTGCTGTAATTGTCACCATTTTTCACCAGCATGATCTTGCCGCGGTGAGACTTCTTACCAGGGTCAGTTATCGGTGACTTGTAAATCATTCGCGATTCACCATTAACCACAACATTCGTTGCCTTAATCGAAAAACCCATATCGTCGCGGTTGTGCTGTTGAAGCAATAGGCCGCCCACGCCAACAACGAGATTAGAAGACGCAAAACGATTAGCCTGCATCGTCGAGAGAATCTCAACGTATCGCTCATAAAATATCCCATCCCCGTAAATTAGTCCCACGTGCTCGTCTAACACTTTGTACCCCTTGCCGTTAACAGTTCCACCGAAAACATCATGCAAGCATTTAAGAACGCCATCAGCAGCAGGCAACGTATCAGCGGACTTATCCCCATTGATGATAAGATTTGGTTCACCGCTGTCTGGGCGGAAAACTACTTTTCCTGGGCGAGACATGATTTTGTCTTTGAGCTTTCCAGCAATAACGGTGACAGCATTATAAACGTCGTAAGTGTCAGCAACGACGCTAACAATACCATTCGGGTATAAGGAGAGCATATTCTCAAAGGCCTCCAATTCAAAATTACGACCAAAGGCGCACATAACACTGTGTTCACTAGCAGGGACAGACTTAGCAATGCTATCACATGGTCCATAGTAATCCTTTATAAGCTTGACCGCGGGTATAGTATCAGAACCAAGGAAGTTAATAAGATGGGCTGCACCAGAAATAGCGGCTGTTTCGTTTGATGACACACCACGATACCCGAAATCATGGACAGCATAAGGCAAATGGTCGAGATTGTCGCAAGTAGTGAGTCCAAATTTTTTGGCGATTTCATAGTATTTCCTACTCATTGCAGCCACGGTGCATGGATTCCACAGCTGGAGAAAGAATGATTCCAGGTATCCAGGAAGCCATGAAAATTCAGGATGGGTATTGACTATGGTCATCAACGCATTCGGGTTATTAACCATGGTCCCTTCAGGGACAGCACGGATCTTCAATGGCAAATAACCAATTCCAGATAAATTCGATAATTTACGACAGAATTCGAACGATCCACGATCTCCAATTAAACCTCTTCTTATCTCAGCTAGATCAAAGCACATGTCATAAGTGATTTTCTCACTTAAATATTTCTTAAGCAGATACTGCAGACCAAAGAAAGGCACCCTGAGGTATTTTCTGTCACTTCTCGTGTGGAGGTAAGAATAAACCTCAGTTGTCCCTTTGGGGTATTGTTCCATGTGTCCAAGCTTGTAAACGTCTGTGCAAAGTAACCAGTTATTCATCGTCATTGTTATATCACCTTAATTTGGGTAACTTTTTCGTGTTCAAATTCATGATGTGAATTCGTGCAGTAAATGTGGTCGTAATACTCGAGCAACGGCTCAACCCCATTGCTGAAGACACCATGAGAAACATAAAGCTCTAATCTTTCGATTTTAGCCCCAGTTCTCCTGAGGCCTTTAGCTACCTCGATAAAAGTTCTTCCTCCATCGCACAAATCGTCTACGACAAGATAGTTTCTTATTCCTGACTTTTGGTAAGCAAAACATAGTTCTACGTTCTCGATATTCCCTTCTTTGTCTCGACTTTTTTCTCCGCAAACAGCTCCGAGTCCGGACCTTTCCATAATAAGTTTACCATAACGGAGAATCGCTCCCCGGTCCGGGAAAACAATGTTTACTTCTCCTATCTTCCCGATAATTTTATTGATTATTTTATTCGGCCCTAAGTTCTTAACCCTCCTCATTTTGTGATAATGAATCCTTCCTTCCTCGGGAATGATAAAATTATTATGCGCATCAAACACCAAAATGTTACGCAGTGTCCCGTGTTTCATATTGGCCATCAAAGGGTTAAGGTAAACAGGAAGGTCAACACTCCTCACATCGGAAAATGCTCGATCGCTTCTCGCCGCGAAGAGATATGGCATATGGATGTCGTACGTCCATCCCGTGCGATTAATTATATCACACACCTGAAGAAGGGACATGTAATCGTCGTTGTTGAATATTCTGCATTTAACCTCAACAAAACAAACCTTTTCCATTGGCTTCAAGTCTTTGATGTACGAACTTGTCTGGCCATCAGGGAACCTGATTATACTTACCTCGTGACTGTCTGTATTTCCGTCTGCGTAAGCAACCACCACATTTATCATTTCTTGTTCCAATCCTTTCCACACACCCAGCATCGATCAAGCCACTCATTGGCCGCCTCGATGAATGCATCACTGGGCTCATAGCGATAATGACCGCTAAATAGTAAATTAATATAACTCGGAGAACATCCAATTTCAGCAGCAAGCCGAGACGGATTAATTTTCCTAACCTCGCATGCCACTTTTAGTTTGTGTAAAACTTCTTTTTTTGACATAGTAATAAACTTAGCACCGTTTTGTTTGATTGTAAATGTATTGTTTAAGTTTTTTTCAAACAAACAATTGACAAACAACAATTCAAGTGAGATTATAATTAAATGGAATACTTACTTGGGTTTTCATTGGGCGCCATTGTTTACCTTTTATACATGGTAGGAAATCATCTACATGGTATAAGGGACCAAATGTTCGAACTTGGAACGCATTTGAGAGCGATCCGGTCGAATACAGGTGACTTGTTGGACAAAGATTGCAGTTGCTCGAAAAGGGATAAATATGCGAAACATTTTTGAAGGTTCGGCACTCTTGTTGTTTATTGTTGAGATCATTTATTTTGGCTTCATGTTTTAGGAGAAAATATGTCAAAAGAATTAACGGTGAGAGAAAAAGTATCTCTTGCTCCAGAAGTAATAAACAAAATGGTTACCAACGGGGATCTCTCTGGGTTAAAGCCAGAAGAACTAACTTCTTACTATTTATATAGATGCAACGAGCTTGGTCTCGACCCAGCCGAGAAACCATTTGAGGTGTTGGTATTCAAGGGTAAAAAAACTCTCTACGCCCTAAAGGCGTGCACTGACGCACTATGTAGGACCAGGGCTCTTAAGAGGGAAATAACGTCCAAAGAGAAGGTCGGTGAGATTTACGTTGTGACCTGCCGTGTGACTGAAATGTCGACAGGACGTTCTGATGAGTCAACTGGCGCTGTTCTACTTGGGGCTCTCAGAGGAGAAGACCTGTGTAATGCGATGATGAAAGCTGAAACGAAAGCTAAGCGCCGTGCCGTTCTGTCGCTGTGCGGTCTAGGCATGCTTGACGAGACAGAGGTGGAAAGCATTAAGAGTCAAGATCCTGGTGTTAGGGAATCCCGAACAACTGAAAACAATGTGGCACCAAAAGACTTTGGAGCACTTGAAGCAGAATTCAAAGAGGCTGATACGAGAACAGATAGGCAGAAAAATGACGACATATTTAAGGGAGACGACTTGCCTCATCCGTATGGTAACGTAAATCCACCTCCTCCTATGCAAGAAAAGAAGCCTGAAATTCCACCAATATTGGTCATCCCTGATACATGGTGCGATAGGATACCGGGTCTCACCGCTCTTAAGGGCATCCTAATCAGTGATTTGAACATTGACCAACTCAATGACGCTGCTGTAGAGGTGCAAAAGGTTCTGAAGTCAACAAAATCAGATCCTGTAAAAGAATGGACAACCCGCCTGTTAAAGGTGATTGCAGATCGCATGGATGTCAATTTTAACAATTCAAAGGAGACTAAAGATGAGAATCATAATTGAAAGTATTGATGTTGGCCGTGAGATAGACCTTTCCGCAGTGGCTTTAAAGCTAATGGAGTTCTATCTCCCATCGAGCACCGCACGTGGATTGCCTGTTGCAAAGGTAAAGTTCAAGGTATCTGAGCCAGCCGAGTTCACAGGCGAGACTCCTTCGGGGGCCAAAGTTAAGAAGAAAAAGAAATATACGTTCAAGAGAATGGGACCGCGCGGTAAAAAGGTAGAAACAGTAAATGCGTGATCATTTTTTTGACTATTATGGCGAAGATCTTATCGTCCCTCTTAGTGATCTGGCAGACTGGATTAAGGCCAGGATACCGGTTTTAAGCGAGGCTGTTTCCAATGAGAAATCCATTGTCGAGAACAACAAGCAAAACATTAGGAATATGAACACGGTAACAGCCATGGCCTCTGGAATGCCAAGAATACCGACCAGCTCTGCTGAATTGGAATTGGCCGAAATGAGAGCTTCATTTAGGAAAGCTAAAAACTGGCTAAGAGAGTGCGAGAGGTTACGGGGAGCTAAATTCACTCTTGACTTTGGAGATCTTGATTGGCTTTATCGTCCGAAAAGAGAGCTCTAAACTTAGGGTGCATGGACATCACAAAGGCCTTGCTCTTAAGGCCAGTCATCCCCGCCGCGTTCGTTGAATCAAGTAATTCCTGAGACATTTTACCTAATTCCCCACCACGACCAGCTAAGGCCTGAAGGATTGAAGGATTGGCCACGATGCTCTTGGCTGCACCCTCTGGTGTCATCTTTTTGCTCATCCTGCTTGCAAATTGGCCCATTGATCCCAAGGAATCTGACCCGCTCAATATTGTCCCTGATACGCCGAACAGGGGCATCGCATCCTTGATTTTGTCTCTTCCAATATTGATGTTTTTCAGCGCCTCACGGGCAATTGAACCCTTTTCTTCGATTTCTCTCATTAAGACTTGCTCTCGTGGGTTCGGCGCAGCCTTATATTTATTCTCAAGGTCCATGACGATGTTACCAAATCCAGCCTTTTTCATCCCTTCGCCATATTGGGCCACGTCTTCAAAGTTTTGATTAATGTTCCCTCGATTATGCTGGTCAAGAGTACGCAGGATGGAGTCACGAGAGGTCAGAGCTGCTTCGTTATTCACGTTGCCAATTGGCACTGTTTTGTTCGCCGTGGCCGCATATTCGTAAGCGGTCTTAGGTGTCATTCTCATCCGGGCCTGCATCAAATCTATCACCGGAGTTTTCCTCAACTCTTCGGATACGCCAAGCTGGCTTTCCAGCTGCTGAGCGATCAAATTCTTTGGCACCTCATAGGATTCGCGGCCACGATTTTTGATTAAGGATTGCAACACACCGGCAAGCTCTTCACGCTGATCGGGATTCAAATCGTCATAAGACATATGAGTAGGATTGAATGACATTTTTTTGATGATGTCATCTTTGTCAGATAGCGCTCGGCGGCGCATAGCTTCTCCGTACTCCTTTGTTAGCTTTGACCCGGTTTCCCGATAAGAAGTCTTCTCTATCATCTCAGGCGGGGTCTTCCCACCCAACCATTTAGCTGAAGCCTCTATTGCCCGCTGAGGTAGCTGTCCGGTGTATCCAAGTGCGGACATAACTCCCCTAGCAGGGTAAGATAACGCTTTAACTGCTCCCTTGATTGCTTCTGGGGCAAAAGACATTGCCGCGCCGGATCCAAGCGCCGAAGCCGTCTCTTTAGGGTCAAATTCGCCCTTCGATTGGCCATAATCAGTCAATCCTGTTTGGATGGCTCCCGAACCAGCCCTCTTGGCGAAATCCAGGTATTTTGATGCGTTGGCTGCATTACTAGCTAGTCCAAGGACCTTGAGTGCGCGCGCCGCGGCGATAGGCGTTGCCACCCCACCTGCAAATTCAGACGCGATAAACGATTTCGGGTTGGTACCCCGCGCATTCTCATCGGCAACGCGCTGTTCATCTCGATATTCTTGGTATGACCTAGGTCCAAGCAATGATTTTACACCGCCGATTGCTTCATCGGCATAACCAAGGCTTGCCCCTTGAGCCAAACCACGTAAAATGGACTCTAACACACTAGGCGGAGCCGATTTCTTAACTTCAAACGGCTGGTCAGGCCTAAAATCTGCCTGAATGGGCGCGCCTCCTTTGACAACCTCAAATTTCTGGTTTGGGTCGAATTCTGGAACTTTCTTGTCACTTACGACGTCAAAGGGCTTGTTGGGATCGAATTCTGGTTCTGCCATGGTTTTACATGCTCGCTGGTTTGTATTTCTTCTCTTTTATGGACCACTTATAGCTGACGCCGTTCTGCTGAACGATGTCTCCATGATATCCAGGTGTTTTCTCGGTTGCTGCCGGCGGAGGCGGGACATGAGCCATCTTTTCAGGGTCGGCCGCTATCCTGGCTTTATATTTGTTGAGATCAATGGGTTTTCCCTTGTAAATCTCGTACTCGTCCACTTTGTCGTCCAATAGACGCTGGGTCTCGATGATAGCCTTCTTAAGCTTGGTCATAAACACATCATCGTCATCATTGTACTTAGGCAAAGAAGGTTCGATGCGCGCCCATTCGCTCGGAGAAACAGCCACACCAGCAATTTCCTTCGTCTCTCGATTGAAAATCCTGGCAATACCCGCTTTGAGCTCAACCATGTCATTGTATTCCACTCCGAGCTTAGACAAAGCAGACTTGACCGGACCCTCAAGAATCCCTGTATTGACATTACTCTTCATTTTCCCGAGTTCGCCCATCGCGTCGACGGTTGACTTAAGTCGGTTCATATCCTTGATAAGGACCATTTCTTCGTGCTTAGGCAGGTCAGCCTGTTTCATGGCAGCGTTGGCACGAATACCAGCCGAAGCGGCCATCTCTTCGCCGTATTTCTCTTTGATGTCCTGATCGACTTTCTCTTTGACCCGTTTGTAAAGCTCGGTGTCCTTGGCCATTAATCCTTGGATTTGATTATAACTTGCCCCGGAAGCTGCCAACTTTGCTGCCTTCATTTGCTGGGAAAGGTTTCGGTAACGAGGCCTGGCATCTCCTTCATTCTCGGCAATCTGGGCATCTAATTGCGCTTGGAATATTTTGGCCGCGTCCTTTGAGATCTGAGAGTTCGGGTCGTCCATGTCCATTTTGGTTTTTAATGCCTGAACGGACTTCTCCCTCTCAACTAGGCCGCTGGCCGCCTTAGTCTTCTTGTCCATCTCGTTAAGCTCAAGAGCCTGCGCACCTTCGAGTTTCTTCATGTCCTCGGAGTTGTATTTCCGCAGTTTATCCGCATATTCCAGGGGGACATTGGCCCGGTTCATTAGCTCTTCACCGAACTTACGATTGCCTTCAATGCTATAAGGTGTAACATCGGTTGCTTGGCCATTGCCATAAAACATACTTCGTCCTGGATTAGTTAAAAAACTAATCCCGGCGCGCTTATCGGCGACATCCTGCATCTGCTGTTGGGTGACCCGTCCCTGGGGGATCTCATTGACCAGGCTTTTAATTTTGTCGCCATAGTCATTAATCCCCTTGGGATCGGACAAAAGTCCAAGTTGCCGAGCCAAAGTCTTGAAACGGTCCTTATCTGACCTAATCGTGGTCTCATAGCTCGGCGGAGCTTCCACGGGGGGAGCTTGCTCCGTTTGAGCGACGTTATTCATCCTGCTGAGCTCTTCAATCTGCTCGTCTGTTAAGTCAATATTTGGATAACCGTACATTACAAACCTCGTCGCTGGTAAAGCCAAGCATCGTCCTGATAATTAGGCATTTGCTGACTCATGTTCATATTCATAGGCATAGATATGTTGCTGTAGCCGCCGCCACCGCCAGCAGCGCCGCCGCCACCGCCACCCTGACCCATAAACTGCCCGATGTTGAACCCTCCGCCGCCGCCACCGCCTCCTTCACCACCCATACCAGACGCTGCAGCTTGTCGGACAACGTTCCAAAAACCTTCATTAATGCCTTGTAGGCTCTTTCCTTCATCATAAATATCATTCACATTCTGTTGGTTGAGGCCGAGTTTGCGATCCCAGTTCGACTGTGCATTCTGGAAGCCACGCTGTCCGCGCGCCTCGGTCCGGTTAACTTTGTCTAACCCAGCATGATTCTGCATGTTAGTATTTGCATTATTGGTCTGGTTCTTGAGACCCGTATTGTACATATTAAACTGGTTCAAGATGTCTGCATTCTGGGCAGCCATTTGCTGTTCCTGGGTACGCATGTTCCCCACGCCCTGACTGTAGGCACCTTGAGCCGCTAATCGCTGCATCGCCGCATTCGCCGCCGACTGGTTGGTCAGTTGTCCAACCCTGTTGGCCGCATCCTGACCAGCCTGAGCCCGCAAAGCGAACTCCATACCACCGCCGCCTACACCGCGAGCCTTGGCGTTGTTCAAAACACCTTCTTCTCGTCCGCGCGCAAAGTCGTTTGCTTCAGTTACAGCTTGTAACCGGTCTGCATCTTCCTGGGCTGAGGCAGCTCCACTTGCTTTATCTCGTAACCCCTGCAAGGCCTGCATCTGCATGTCTCTATATTTGGGGTCCAAAGAGACGAGATTTGACTCGGCTTCCTCTGGGGTCTTGTACCGCCTAGGGTCCCAAAACGGCAAATCGCTCTGGTTAGGCGTGTCGGGTAGCTCACCGATGATCTTCTCACGCTCTTCCTTAGCTTTGTCCCTGGCGATCATGCCAATCATGGCATTGATTGCGTCATCTACAAAATATCCGGCCATTTAATTACCCTTCCCCCCTTGAGCACGAAGCACGTGTTTCAATAATTCTGGAGGCAACTTGGACACGTCCAATGCCTGATCCGCGTTAATCGGATTGTTCGGATCGTTAACCCATGAAGCGTTCGAGTCCTTGGCCTCTTGCTG